GAAAGCGCCGCTGTGACCAGCGGTATTTGCTTCCTCAATACACCACTTTTCCTGGTTCTCAAGAAGAATGGCGGTATTCAAACGGGTATGATCGTCCTCAATGGGTGCAACACTATCGGAAGAGTATTCAAGAACAGGTGCCCACTTCTCAAGAAGGGTATCTGCTCTATCTCTATCAATAAATGATTGTGGTTTATTCATTAGACGTTTCCTTTCATATTACCTCATGGACTTAGCATTTCGGACTAGTCCAAGTTACTCAGGTGACAAGCACCTCATTGTTCAGGGTTGAAATTATTTGTGAGATCTTTTTAATTCTTGTAAATAAGGGTTAGTAGGCTCTCTTTTCTTCTCTGAAAGTTTTGGGCGAGGAGCATCAGCTTTAACCTTTCGCTGCGTAAATGCTTCTTCCTTAATAACACTAAGTCTTTCCTTTTCTTTCTTATCAAAAAGTCTTTCAGTGTATTCAAAATTTTCTTCAATAAATTTAGGTGATTTATCACAAAGAATCTTTAACATATACTCCTTCTTCTTACCAGTTAGGTGTGAAGTCTTTGATTCTAATAGTAAATCAGCCTTGGTCTTAGTGTAAGCTTCTTTAAGAAGTCCGTTCTCTCTCTCAAGCTTTGCAACTTTCCGTGCTAGCTGATCAATTTGCGATTTACCGTCTACAACTGCCTCTTTAACTGACTCTGACATAAGAGAAGAATCAACAGCAAGAACCTTTCTTAAATTAGCAAGAACTTCACGAGACGTTCTATTTTTAGTTGCTTCTTCAATAGCTTGAGCTGGAATAGCTTCATCAATATACTCTTCTAAATAATCTGAAATACTCTCAACTAAGGTTGATTTAAATTTATTAGCTCTACCGTTAAGCTCACTTTCATAACGCTTTACAACAGTGATAAGCTTATTAGCGTTATTATGATCAACAGCTTCAACAACTCTCTTAAGTTTATCTGTATGATCTTTATCAATTGCACCTACTAACTCTTCAAGTTTTTCTGCATAAAGCTCATCTTGATTTGTTAAAGCAGCTTCAACTGATAATTGAATTTTTTCTTCGATAGCAGTTTCTATTTCTTTAACAGAATCTTCTGTTAAAACTCCCGCTGCTTGTTCTGGTAATGCTTCTGATTTCTTCATGTTTAAAAGAGTGGTTTTTCTGTTGCGCGATCGATTCTTTTTGTAATTTTATCTTCGATGACGCTCTTTAAATATTTATGTGCCTGGGCATAATTTTTCTTAGAAATATGCTCAATGACCTTAATAATCTTTAATTTTTCTTTGCCCATAATATTATTTATTAGATTGATTTAATAAAGCTAAGAATTCTATCACGTAAAAAGGTATCAACATCCTTTTTAGGTAATCTTTCTATAGATTTTTCAAAATTTTCGTATACTTCTTCGTATTTATCATCACCCACGACAACCCATTGCTTTGATTCTAAAATACCATTAACAAAAGCTTTTGGATACGATGGGTCTGCTACGCAGTCAATAGCTACAAGTTTCATATTTTTAACAGTACTATGGTCACTACTTTCTTCAAGCGTTCCAAGAGCACGTGAAGACATTCCAACCTTTACTCCATCGTTAATTAAAGATCTAACTATTTGACCGCAAGGAGTTGTCAGTACTTTAGATTTACCATAAAAAACATTTCCGTCTTGAGTTAACTCAGTTACAATATGACATGCTCTTTCAAGATCAACATCAGCAGTAGTTGGATGGTTTAATTCACCCATTGCACGTCCTGGTGTAACCATTTCTTCAATATAACGTGCAGTTTCTCTTTCCAATTCTTTTAATGGATACATTCGGTTGTTTCTATTGACACCTTCTGCCATCATATATGGGCCTTTTATGAATAAATTTGAAGGCGAGTTTCTATCTACTTCTTCTTCAATGTATTCGAACTCATCGTTTACATCAGGTTTTTCAACAACCAAATTAAGTTTTAATGCCATAATATTATTTAGTCACCCCTTACGATAAAGCTCCTTTTCTGTGATAATTATGAAGGTAAAACCGGACTTTTTACAATATTCCCGAGCTGCTTTCCATTTTGCTTGATTTGTTATAAACATTTTTTGTTCATATATCAAATGTTGCTTCTTTCTATACTTTGTTTGAGGTGGTTTTGTTTGTTTTGATGGTTTTATTTCAACAAGATAGTTTATTACCTTATTACCTTCCTTTATAGAAACAAAATTATCTACATAATATTTGTGTACTCTATTGTCAAGAGGACTTTTATAAGGAACGACAACGTTTTCACTACCCCATTTTAAAACATTTGGATTTGTATCGCAAAATCTAAAGAACTTTAATTCTAATCCCGACCTATATACTGCTTTTGAGCCAATAAATTTTTCAGAATTAGTTGGAGTAAAGACGCCTTGCCGCCACTTCTTCCTCATCCTACAAAGAACATTGGTGGTTCCGTATCGCCTAGTCCAGGTGATGCTCCTTCTAATAGTTTATTTTCAAGTTCAGCTTTTTTATCTAGACCTTCTTGAAGCATATCATAGTTTAATGCACCGCCTCCTAATAATTGTACATTACCGAACTTACCTCTAACGCGTCCAATAGTTATCATACTTAGCGCAAGAGCATATTCATATACCCACTGCTCCATAATAACGTCTCTTATAGGTTTTTCGAGATAACATCCAAGAACACCATAGAACCTATCACCACCGGGTTGAGGGTACATTTGCATATATTGTGTTCTAGGATCAAATTTTATGTCTCTTCGAATTGCTAATAATTTTTCTCTTGTATCTATCCATTCTTTAAGTGTATACCAGGATACAAGATCAAAGCCATAGTTACCTAAAGCATAACTAAAATAAGTTTGTTGAGCAAGTGTTTGCTCTAAAGTAAATAATGTATTGATACCTGTTGTTGTACCTTCTTCAAAATCTATAACATCAACAACCTTTCTATATTCCATGACATCATAATCAAACACATTTTGATAATAAAGAGCTTCAGTTTCTAATCCTTCAAAGGTTATTGTTTGTTTTGGTGAACCTTTAAAAAATGCACTAAGACCCGGTCTAAATGATGTTATATCTTGATACAGAGATGTATCAAACACCTGGAATGCATCTATACCAGCACCAAGAGCTGATGGCTCTGCTACTGATCCTGCAGTTACAGTAGCAAAAAGTGCAGACAAAGTATTAATTCCACCGCCGTGTGGCGTGCCAACAAACTCAGTTGCGCTTAATGATGACATTGCAACATATACAGAAGGTAGATTAGTTTGCGGGTTACCCGTACCACCGGCTGATACTGATCCTTTAGCGCCGCTTAATAGATTCGGTGGTTGTGATCCATAAAATTCTGGGCCCGGGCCTAACGGGTTGGTACCAGCTACTTGCTTTACTTTGGTATCTAAATCCGTATTGGCTAGTGTATAAAGAAAATCTAATCTAATACCTTTATTAGTTTCATACATATCTGAATCAAATATTAAATACTCTCTAGTATAACCAGCGTATTTTGTGAAGTATTCAATTGCTATTTGTACATTTTGTCTAAGTTGATCAGTATGTATTTCTAAACTTATTAAAGGATAACCTAGAGATCTTTTAATTCTATCACCAAGTTGATCGTATGTTTTAATCTTGCTATTTAAATTTGTTGATAAAAATGCAGAAAGTGGTTTAATATTGCATGCAAGTGCCATAAAATTATTTATTCAGGCATAAATAAATATATGGCGACAACACCAACATCTAATGCGGGAAGTACTTATTACAATATAAATCAATGTAGAACATTTAATATGTACCTCGCTGCTACAACTTTAACCTGTTTATCCGGTGATGAAAATGGATCTGGTCAACCTTGCTCAGAAGTTATTATAGTAAATAAAACTGGTGGTAACTTAACAATAACTGATCAAAAATTCTCCAAAGATGACCATGGGTTGTTACTTGCTAATAACGATACTTTTACTTTTAGAGGCTTAACTAACGTTAATCAAGTCTCTGCATATGCTGCGGGTGCTGGTATGGTTTATTATAGAACGCAGTTTTTTAGTAGCAACCCTGCTCGTTAAACTTCAGCAGGTTCTTCTACTTCAACTTCAGTCTCTGCGACTTCCTCTGTATCGGCCTCTCCTGTATCCGCTGGACCTCCTCCAAACTCTGGTATACCACCACCGCCTCCACCTACACCAGCTCCTTCACCGCCGACAGCAGCTGCATCGCCTTCAGCTAATTCACCCGCCAATGCTTGCTCCTTCCATGCAGGACCAGCAGCAGTAATTTGAGCTAGCTCCCACTGAAGCTCAGCATCTTTTCTTAAGAATTCCCTGTTAGCTAGAATATCCTTATCTTTCCATCCAAGATATTTTTTCTGCGCGTATGTTGCAGATACAAATTCATTACCAGCTAAGTTAGTATAGTTTCCAGACTTAAGTTCAAGTCTTTGATTTTCTCTAAGCTCATAAAAATTAGTAGGTACATTAAACTCAATCTCTAAATTTTGTTCATTAAGCTCTAATTTTTCAAAAATACCCATTAGCGTTAAATGAGTAATAAATCCTTTCTTAAGACCAGCTGCAAATCTTTGCTGCTGTCTAATTACAAAACGAGCAAACTTAAGTTCTTCTCTTAATATTGATGTACCGGAAGCTTCAACTTGATCTTGCGGATCTAATCTTGCTGTCGGTACTTTAAGAGCTCTATAAAGCTTTTTAATAAAATACATTAGATCAGATAACTCACCTAAGTTTTGACCACCAGCTAACTGTCTAACGTCAGTACCCTCAGAACCTTGTCTCTTAGCAAACCAAAATGCATCAAGCATAGATTGAGGATTAAACTTTTTAACAACATCATCTTGATCCATGTCAAACGTTTTTCTCGACCAATATTGTTGTATTAATTTTTTAAGATATGCTTCAGCTTTAGGAGGTGGCATATTACCAACATCAACGTTAAAGACTAGTCTTTCCGGCGCTCTAACCAATCGATAGATAACAATCGCATCTTCAATTAATGATAACTGTCTATAAGGTCGTCTAGCATTCTCTAAGAAAGGTATAATAAAGTTTTTTGTTTCGTTGTATACACCAGAATTAACATACATAATCTGGTTTTGATCCATTGGTATAAACTCAACTTTTTCTACCTTTTGTGGTTGTGATGGGCTAAAAATCGGCTTTCTATATATATAGCCCTTAACAAGCATATTTTGTATGTTGTTATATACAGGGTCTATAATTTCAGCTGGTAGATTAATAACACCAAGTACACCATCTTTAACGTAGCCTTCATGAATTATCTGTTCAAAGAAAACTTCTCCTTCAACCATCATCTGTCGAAAGTATTGCCAACCTTTATTTTTAAGATCGTAATATTCGACATACCTATGAAATTGTTTTTCTACTTCAGCTTTTTCATCTAGCGTTAAATCAATATCTTTATAGTGTAAGCTTGTAATCCACCCAGTCTCGTCGGGGTTAATCATTTCATCGCAAATTTCATCTAATGCGTCAGAGATTTCAGAATAAGCTGCCATTATTCTATAATCACGAAGTCTACCAGCTTTATCATCTTGTATGTTAGCATACATGACATCGCCAAAGGACGAGTCTTTAGCAAAATCGCCTATAGGTATATTATTATAAGGATTAGAGGAAGAAATAGAGGCTTTAGCTAATGCTTCAGCTCTACGCATTCCTGCTTTCTGAAAAACTTTATACTTAGGATTTAATGCATCATTTTCACCACGGCCATCTGTAGCATATGGTAGCCTATTTTGAATGTACTGTATAAGACTTCTTCCAAAAGTTGATGCACGACCGTCGTTAGTCACATAAGAGCGATTTTGGTCTGAGCTTGTTGATGATCCGGATCCAGGCATTTATATATATTTATGTTAATTTAAGGATAGAGCTACTGGCTTGGTAGGAAGTTGCCCACCCAGCCTCGTTACCAGTGATGATTGTAAATTCACCAGCCTTAGCAGCGCTGAGAGAAGATAAGGGAAAGAAAAAATTAACTACATTATCATTAACAACCTTATAGAAATTTTTACTAAGTTCGTATCCACTAATAGTTGGGTTCTTAGCTGAAGTTATCGCTGTAAAATTAGTAAAGAAGTTAGTGACATAAGAGCTTAAATAAAATTTATTATTTGCATCTAACCTTTTACCATAAAGAATAAAATTATTATTTGTACTGCTTGGATTTGTACACGATAAAATATTTGTAACAGTACCTTGAGGGTAATTGTTAAGCGGAAAATAGGTTCCTGTTGTTGAATAGAAAATGTTAGTAAATTCTGGTATGCCTGAAACGGTTACTGTTTCAGTATAATTTGTTGGTACATTTGCATTAAAGCTTGAAAGACTAGAGTAACCTAATTCTTGGTATGTATTATCTCTTACCGGTATAGTTGGATCGAGAGGTGAATAAATTTTATTTGCTAAATTAACAGCAATAAAATTATTATCAACTTTATAAACACTACCTTGAGTACTTTTTTCTTCTGGAAATAACCACCCCTTAATTGTAAAAGATGTATCAACAACTACTCTGAACTTCTCATTATAAGTTGTATCTGTAGGCGTTGTATAGGCTAAATTACCACTCCACAATACTTCACTTCTTATTTCTTGCGGATATTGAGCTCCAAAGTCAGCTGGGACTTCCCAAGTAAGTATAATATACGGGTTATTATACGGTACAAAGTTTGATACAATTTGATCCACATCTTGCATATATCTTGCAAGAATTGACATACTAACTTCTAAATTAACCGGAACGGGCATTAAGAACTTTGAAGCGGATTCCGGATTTTCTATTTTTTGTGCTGGTATATATGAAGGAGCTAGCTTATTAAATACTCTATCATTATCTCTTGTTATACCAGTTAAGTTAACAGCAACAACAGGTAGTGTTAAATTTTGCGCTTTATTGATAATATCATACATTACTCGCTGTTTTGGAGCAAATACATAACGAACTTCAATATCACTTGCGGGGTTTCTATCTTTATTAAATCTACTAATAACAGTATCATCAAACGCAGCTATAAACTGTGTTAGGAGGTCTTTAATTTCAAAATGAAACGCTCGGTTCTTCATGCGTACTTATATATTTATTACAGAAACCTGTCAATGAAATATTTTGGTAGTTTATGCTTATTATTTACAACACTTTCAACAACAGCACCATCTAAAATATATGTAATACAATGATCTTTCTTAGATCGTACACCTCGACCACAAGATTGAATTACCGAACATAGCATTTTATTAGAATACCAATTAAAATCATCCTTCATTAATCTCTCTATTCTTTTGTCTTTAGTAGGTAAATAGGGCGCTTTTATAATAATTTGAAATCTAGCTAGATCATCTTTTAAGTCGACACCATGAGACATAGAAGGAGATATTAATACAGTTGGTTTGTCATTAGTTAAATGTATATCTAAGATTTCTTCGTTTCGAACTCCCGGTTCTCTAAATAAAAACCTTTCATTAAATAATTTTTTTTGTAAGAATGAAGTAATAGTATTGTTATGAGTATGAATAATACCTTTATCTTCTTTATGATATTCACAAATACTTTCTACCTGCTTTATAATTTTTGGTAAGCTTCGCTTTAAGTTATGATAGTTAAGCTTAATTTTTGTATTACAATATATCGGTGCCTTTTCTGCACTAAACGATGATTCAGCTTCAACGTATTTAAACTTATCAATACCCAGCGTTTTACAAAAATTTACAGGGTCAATAATAGTTGCAGACATCAATATTACTTTATCAGCATACTTAAAAAGATGATTAGAAAGGTTATTTACTTTAAGAGGCATAAAAGTAATTCCTTCCTTACTTGTTTCAAATAGGTATTCACTCTCACTCCATGTATCAATAATTAATGAAAGCTTTGAATGTAGGTTTCTCATACTTACAATCTGTCGTCGAGTTTCTACTATAAACTTTTTGTTATTTGTATTACTAATAGAGTCGCGTAATTGATCTATTTTATCACTCAAGTCGAGCAAAAGATTATTAATCCATTTGATAACATTCGCATTATTTTTTGAATAAAAAGGACGAACTATAACATCCATTCTCTTTAACATTTCAAAATTAATATCACAAGAAAACTCTTTTACCAACTGATCTTCTAACTCTGCAGCTTCATCGCATACTAAATATTGTTTTTTCTTTACATGATTAGGTAGAGAAAAGAACATATTGTAATTTAGCGCTGCAAACTTATTAATAAGTGCATCTCTACGATCATTATGATATGGACATTTATGACGTCTTCTATGATCTTCTAATATGTTTTTAGGCATAATTAAAGACTCTAACTCAACATCAATATTAGAATCAATTGTACTAATGTAGTTACTTTTACCTTTTAGTATAGTCGTACCATCAAATAGATCTCTATATTGATCTTGTAGAGCTTTAGTTATAGTAAGAGCAAAAGTACCGGCAGCATTTTCATCTTCACACTCGTCTTCATGTGTATATGATCCAGTCTGATCTATTTTAAAAGCAGTATATGATGTAATAAGGTCTTTAAAATTTTCCGATGGTTCTTCTGAAGAGTTTGCAAGTGTCTTTGATATGAAGCTTTTACCCGATCCCGTCGGCGCATTACACACTACAAACTTATAACCATCACTAAAAGCTTGATCAATGTTCTTTAATAATTTAACTTGCGCAGAGTTTGGAGTAAATCCTTCCGGAAAGCTTTTTAATAAACCACCTAACACACTTTATTATACTATAGCTTTTTCAGAAGGCAATATATATACAAGATTGTCGTATAGCTTTGATTTTGAGGAACTATCTAAAAACTTTACCATAGTTATTTGTGATTTAGGTATAAAGGAGCTTAAATGATAATTTAAGATACCTCTATCCTCTTCATGGTACATTTTAAACGGATATGGTATTTCATAAGATTTAACTGAGTCATTAAACTCTAAAGTTAAATTTATATAATATTGCTTAATTTGAAAAATTTTAAGCTTACCTCGTTTTAATATTTTTTTATCTGTTCTTATTACTATATCTTGCAATAAAAATGGCTTTAAAAAATCTGTTACTTTTTCTAAACTTACATTCATGAATTCATAAAATTAAATTTTTGCCCGGGTGACATGGGGTATATATTTTCGTTAAAATATACCCAAAAGTCATCGTTAGCGGGTATTTGCTGTATTAAATCGCATTGCAAGGTATTTATATTTCTATAATCCTGCATTATTATATCCCACGCAACTGCTAATCTATCTGGACCTAAATAAGCTTTTGGTGGTCCTTTTGGTGGAAAATAATTTAATGAAATCCTACCGTTAACAGAATTAAGTAAAGATAGTGATTTCGTACAAAGCATTCTTCTCGTAGGAGCTTGACCAGGTTTAATTATTCTACGAGCAAATCTTATTTCACAAACATTGTCTG